GTCTGCAAGCGCCTCAATGCGAGCGCGCGGAGACTTGGTTGGATAAGCATTCTTTGCGACGACCTTCATCCAGTCGCCACGGATGCTGCGAACAGTAAACACGCGCCCTCCCCTCTATGTCCCTGGTTGGATCTCCTCGATTATGACGCGAACGACGCCAGTATGCAAGCCACGCAGCACGCTGAATGCCCACGGCGAAAGGTCAATGGCGCGACTGCGTGCCGTCCACGGCTTCTTCAGGTCTTTCTTGCAACGCTCGCAATGGTCAACGACGGCGACAATGACACAACGATTCCTATCGTCTGCGCGGCAGACTTTTAGGGAATACACATCGTCCTTCCAGCGAAATGCGCCAACGGCTGCGTAGAACTTGTATCCAGCGCGTGTGTACCAGGTCGTTTGGCTGCCTTTTGGATGGAAGGTCGCGTTGTACCAAGACGCGACGCCCCGAACTGGCACACCACTCTCTGTTCGGTTCGGAACGCTTGGATGAACTGCCAGCGCGATTGCCAGCAGGATGGAGATCATCCCGCTTCCTCGTTTGGCGCGACGAACCAGTCGCAGAAGTCGTCAAGGTCGAGGATGATGACCGCCCGACGGCGACCACCGCCAACGCCTGGGCTGTCGCCGATCACAAGGCCGCGCAACTGATCGCCCTTCACTGGCACGCTCTGCAACCATCCCCACTGGCGCTCGCTGAACGATCCGCCAACCTTGCACTGAACTGCCATCCACTCATTGGCAACGTCCTGCTTGCCGCCGAATTGTCCGACGCGCTGACCCTTCAGCCGCTTGGCAATCTCTCGCTCGAACGCGTTGCCACGAGCGCGGCTGTTCTTCCCCTTGCGGCTCTTCTCAGGGTCAATCATCTTCTGGATCGCCTGATCTTTGTAGTAGCCCATCAGCGCAACCTTGCCAGCAGTGCGGTGCCACCGTCGCTCAACGTGAAGCGCGATTCCTGAACCTCCATCACTCCGTGTTTGATCAGGTCCGCATTCGTCTTCCGATTGCCGATTCCTTCATACAGGAAAAACCATCCATCAGGCGCAATGGCATCGGCGAAGCGCTGGCTCAAATTGCACCACGGCCGCCCGACGTAGCCTGGTTCCTCACACCAGGCGTCTGAACCCTCCTGGACGGCAATCACCTTGTCGTCAAGGAACGGCGCTGGACGCTCGACGCGGATCACTTGACGCACCCACGGTGATACCAGGCGAACCTCGTCTGGCGCTTGTTTGCGTTGAACGTGATGACCTTCACGCGCCAAGACTCCTTGAGCGTGTTGAGGACGCCATCGCACGCGCCGCACGAGGTGACGGCGAAGACTGGCTCCTTGCGCGGTCCACCACGCTGCGCCTTTACTGCTGCCATAGCACCTGCCTTGTGATCCAGATGACCGTAGCGATAGCCAAGATCACATAGATGGTACCCGCAGCCGCATTGCCACGGCGTGCCGCCTCACCCAGACTGACGGCCACCAGGAACGCCAGCAGCAGATGAATCGCTGCGATCAGAAGTCCGAACACCTCGAATCCGTTCATCGCTCAAACCTGTTCAGGATGCGGACCAGATTCTCGATTGCCTTCTCCGCCGCCTCCTGCGGCGTCTTGCCAACATAAGAAATCTCGCCGTCCTCGTCGTCGAGAATGACGTGCCACTCGTCGCCAACCTTGACGGCCTCGGCGAATCGATAGCCAGCCTGTGCTGCAAGAACATCCAACTCCTTGAACATCATCCCTCCATTGCGTCGGTGATCCGCCGATACGCATCCTCTGGACTGAGGTGCGTGGTGTCCAGGGTAAGGTCCGACGTTGAGTCTGTCCAGCCCCTTTCGGTGATGTCGGCCGTCCCAATCAGCGCGCCACCCATCCGCTCTCGCCGAACATCCTCCGACGCGGCGAGCCTGACCACGAAGATGGTCGGATCGATGTTCCGCAGGTAGGTCACCTCAGCGTCTAGGCGCACGTCGTCCACCACCACGCCATAGCCGTGGCGCTGGATCTCAAGGTAATCCTGGTGCCAGAGTCTCAGCCAGAAGTGCGTGTCAACAGCCCTCATCGCTCCTCCAAGATCCTGAAGCAACTCTCGGCCAGTGAGCAGTGCGTCACCAAAGTGCCGCCTCACCTTCAGCGTGTCTGTCTTCTTGACTCCTGGATACGCCATATCCGCAATGTGCTTGATGGCGTCAGCGATTCCGTGTCGCTGGTAGCCACGATGCTCGACGAAGAGCGAAGCGATGGTGCTCTTTCCAGTCCCTTGTGGTCCAAGAATTGCAACGCTCCTACTCATCTCGCTCCGCCTCTCAGAATTTCTCCAACGCTTTTTAGCGTTCCGTTAGTAAGAGTCTCTCTCTTCTCTCTCTCTGCTCTGCTCTCTCTCTGCTCTATAGCGTTGCTGAAACGTTGCACAACCCTATTCTGAGCACGATGCCTCGCCACTCGCAGACTTGAAGTCGGGTCGACCTGCCATCGAGACCAGTTCGAGACGGTCACGAGACCGCTTCCAGACACGTCCAGGAGACCTTCGGCAATCAGTCGAGGCACTGCCCGACCAAGCCTCGGCCCAATGACTGCGGCAAGGTGCGCGCGGTCGCGGAACTCTCCGCCTTTCCGCATCTCCTTTGCCACTTCCAGGATGGTGATGAACGCTCGGAACTGCGTGTCAGTCAGGCTGGCGATCACCGCGTCTCGGTGCGCTCCTGCTGACCACTTGATCCATAGACTCATTTCGTCCTCCTCTCAGCCGTTAGAACGGCAACTCCTCGAGACTGTCTTCAGGAACAAACTTCGGCGCCGCTGGCGCTTGCTTGGCTAGGAACTCGCGGCTCGGCTTCTCGCGGCACCAGGAGCCATCAGGCGCCTTGTGTGAGGCCGCCCAGAACGGCTGATACGGCTTGCCAGTCGTCTTGCTCACGCCACCAGGCTTGAGCGTCCAGGCTTCGCCGTGGCTGCAGAACTCGCCGCCGACGTTCTCGGCAAAGAGCATTGCAGCCTTCGCTGCGAGGATTGCGTCGTCCGAAGCGGTCCCAGACCCCTCCGTAGAATCAACGGAGAGAGGTGTAGGAGCCACGGAGAGGCGCGAAACCCGCCCAAGTGGTACTGGGACACCTTTCTCTGGTGAATACAGGCTCCGCCCGACTCCAAGTTGAGCAGCGCAGCGACGGAGTGCGTCGCTCGCGGCGCTCTTTAGCGGTTCGTCATCCTGGGCGGAATTTGGGTACCCGAAGTCTTGACGAATCGTTGTCTTGCCTTCTACCACCACCACCAGTGAACCGTGGACCACGCCGCGAATTGGATCGGCCACCTTCACCTCAAACTGCCAGTTCTCAATGCCAAGCACGTCGTCTAGTCGCTGCGCGACTGCACGAGCGTCGGCATATGTGAACACTAGTCCAGCCCTCCCAGGACGATGCTTCAGGTCTTTCTCCTCGAATGGTGCCAACAGCGCCTCGCTGATCTTCTTGCTCATTGAACCTCCTCTCCTAGCGGACTCAGTTCCGCGTAGGTCACGTTATGGCTGACGAACTGCGCCTTCTGGCCGTTCGGGAGTGGATCGCCAATCTCCACCCGCTTCGCTTTGCGAGCCAAATCATCGCCGCTGATGACGCCGCAGACCCAGCCCACGTCGTAGCGGTGAAGTTTCGGTTCGCTCGACTTCGTATGTCCAGGAGCCAGCCGCAGGCTGACGAACGCATAATGCTCTGCGTTCTGCCTTTGGCTGTTGTAGTCGTAGACACTCGCCTCATATTCAGGCCGAGGATCAACGGCTCGCTCCTTCGTCTTGACTTCAACCGTCCCGCGGTCCGTGTCGTAGTCGTAAAAGATTGACGCTACAAACTCAAACCCGACGCCAAGATTCTCAAGTGCGCGCTCGAAGACCGCCTGACCAACGGCGCCCTCCCAGACGGCCGCCCTTCCCTTCTGCGAGAGGCTCTTGTCCACCTTCCCAGGCGGGAGAATGTCTTCTCGCTTTGCGATCTCAACCGCACGCTTCAGGATCTGATCGTCGATCTGAATGCGTGTCACGCGCCATCGCCCATCTTGAACCTGAAGACTCTTGCCCCAGCCTTCTCCGCCGTGTGCCGCTTGACGGCCTCGGCGTAAGTCTCTGGAGCGACTGCCTTCAGCGCATCCGCAACCTTCTCCCAGTCCGTCTTCGCAGAAGCCCGATTCTGTTTCCAGGTTGCTGACCAGCCAGCGCCCACAAGACCAGCCTTCTCGCCAATCGCCTCCTTGAACCCAATGGCGAGGTTCTGCAACTCCTGATCCAGCAGCCTGGACTCGTACTGCTTCTCCGAGTAAAGCGACGCCAGCCGCTCAAGTCCAGCATCAGCCTGATTCCACTCTTCGCTCGTCTGCGGCACAACCGCAGCCAGCGCGTCGCTGTCCTCGCCGCTCAGCGTTGGTGGCGTCTGCGTTGCGAGCAGGTTGCGGAACTCCACCGCCTTGCGATACAGGTTCGTCTGGTATTCCAGATCCGCCTCTACTCGCTCAATGCGGAAGACCAGGCCACCGAGTAGCGCCGCGACGTCGCACCACGGTGCGCCAGTCACGAACATTTGCCATTGGACTTGTGCCTCAACCTCTGGCGGCACTGGATACAGGCTCCAACGCGGTGACGTGCTCGTCTTGATTTCCACCAAGCCGTCCTCGCCCACGATGGTGCGGTCGAGCGACGCCATCACCCACGGCATCTCCTTGAGTCGGACGATGCCATTGCTGCGACGCAACTCGCGGCCAGTCTCCATCTCGTAGAACTCAGCCACCGTGTTCTCCAGGAGGATGCCCCGAATCGCAGCAGCGCCCACTGGCTCTGGCGTGTACTTGCCCAACTTCTCTGCGTAAAGTTGATACGGCGTCTTGTACGGCGACAAGCCTGCAATGACTGCAGCCTCCGTCGCCGTGATGCCTTCCTTGCGAAGCGCGTGCCACTCTGCACTGCGCTGTTCTGCCTTGATGAACTCGTATTGCTTGCTCACTTGCCCTCCTTCTTACGGTCTTTCTTTGCGAATCCTTCGCCCTTGTAAACCACTGCCGCTGGCGAATAGATCATCCGCATCCAGCGGCCACACTTCTCGCAACGCGGGTTATAGACCTGCGTCATCGAGTGCGTGTGCTCTTCACGGTGTCCGCAGTCGCCACAGCGGTACTGGTACGTCGGCATCAGCCAGCGACCACAAAGATCACCACCAGCAACCAGAACCCCAGGACGCCAATGGCAATGTCCGTCAATCGATCAGCACGCTCGCTCTGCTCACCAAGAAACTGCGTCCTGATGCCAACTCGCTTATAGACCTTTGGCTCGGTCTTTCTGTTGAGTTTCATCGCATCGACCCCAGTGCCAAGAGCAGCACCATCGCTGCAATGAACGTTGCGACGGCCAAGCCGTCCAGAATGTATGCCTTCACTTTGCAACCTCCTTCTTCTTGAAGGCCACCGCCACGTCCCAGTGACCTTGCTTTGTCAATCTATTGGCGTGCAATTTGCACACAAATAGCGGCGAGCCAAACGGTTTTGCGACAGTGCCAAACTGCCACGTTCCGATTGCTTGCCGTCCGCACGCATCACGCCAAGTTGCAGTCACAATCTCGCAATTCACTTTGCAACCTCCTTCGCGCACTTGGCGCAGATTCTCGTGTAGATGTTTGAGTTGTCTTTCGCAACGCGGACAACCTTTCCGCAGTTCCAGCAGTTCGCCTTCATCAGCGCACCGCCTTTCGCACGCAAGGTGCGTAAGTGGCTGGGAAGCCAGTCACAAACTTGCCGTCCGCAACCGTTCCACCCATTCCCTCAGCCGCAATCTTGGCGCGCAGGGGAGTTGCAAACTCTTCTGTTGGATACTCGCCCTTCGCAATCTCGCTGCAACCTGCGAGATGCACCTGCGCCAGTGACTTGTCTGACTTTGCCGAGAAGACCGCTACATACCTTTGCATCGTTTCCTCCTACTTATCGGCCCTGCCGTCTGGCTGGGTTCCTCCCGATGCAACGATCTTACGCCGTTTCGCAACGGCTTGTCAAGCCCCTAATTTGAGCACGAAAACCCCCAGGCTGGAGGAGGTCAGCCTGGGGGGTCGCTGGCTGGGCCAGCGTAGTCATCGTCCTCGCCTGCGAGGTCCAGGACCACCTCTAGGCAGTCTCGGCAGATCGCGTAGGACAGAACCGCAGAATAGCCTAGCGTCAGGCTGACTTCCTGCTCACAGAACTTCCAGACGCGTGCCTCCTCCCCGCACACGGTGCAGATCCCAATCTGCTCTGGCTTGGGAGCAGGAGGACCTGAGAGGAACGGCATCAGCGCAATCGGATCAGGTACTCAGCCGAGACCTCTCCCTCGTTATCGAAAAATTGGAGCCACTGTCCAGGCTCCCCTGAGGCGCCGACGATCTCCTGCGCGAATCGATTGCTTGACTCTAATGACGGACTGCACCACGTTGTGATCTTGCCGTCAGCCAAGACAAGGCGCGCTGGCTGGTGCCAGTGCCCGAACCAAAGATAGTCAAACGGCGCGACGCTCAAGCGCCAGCCGCTCGCCTTCTTTGCGACTCCGTACCACGGCATCCCAAGTCCGCCTCGGAATTGATCACCGTGGACAATCATCCCAATCTTTCCGCCTGGAAGTTCGAGCGTGTCGTACCAGTGACGGCCGCCAACAGTCAGACTTTCCTTCCAGTTGACGCGCTTCTCTGTCTGCACGAGTGAACGCGCAATGTTGTAAAGAATCGCATCGCTGTTGCTCTCTGGCGAGTGATCGTTGAATCGTCCCAATCGTCCGTGATTCCCGATGGCGCCATAAACCTCGACGTTCGGGAACAACGCGGCCATCGCGCGCACGAACTGCGCGAGCATCTCCGCACCTCGGAAGATCTGGACGTACAAGCCGCCAGCCTCAACCTCATACGCTTGCCCTGGAAAGATGTTGCCGTCTGACTCCACGAGGTCGCCAGTGAGCAAGATCTTCAGGTCATCGACTGGATGATCTTTACGCTGGATCTCGACCACGCGCTTCACTTTCTCGGCGAGCAACTGCAGCCGCTTCGCCGCAGTGTCAATGTCGTAGTCCACGCTCTTCTTGCCCAACTGCCAGTCGCTCAGTTGCACCACGGCAACCTCGCGCTTGCCCTTGCGCTTGTCTGGCTTCGGAGCAGGAACGGCTGGAATCTTCATTCCGACCGCCGCATCCTTCGCAGCGCGGTACACAGCGTCCACGAGTTCCTCAGTCTGCTGTTCCTTCTTTGCCAGTGCTCGCAGCGCACGTCGGTGCGCCGACTTCAGTTCATTCAGTTCATCGTCTTGGTGGAACTCCTTGAAGTCCGTCATATTTCCCTCCTGCAATAGCACTCGCCTCTGCGGTGCCGCTTCACGGTGTCAATCCCGACATCAACGCTCTTCTTGTCGAGCCATCGCCAGATTGACGATGTTGCAATCTCAGGCGCCTTGAGAGCGGCACGCAGCCGCTCCAGGTCCTCCGCATCTAGCGGAGGCGCGTACATCGCGCAGCGCGGACCCCTTCTAACTTTGTCCATAGACCTCCCCTCTCTGGCGTGGCTACACGCCACGGATCAGAATGAAGCCGCCTCAGGAGACTGTCAAGCCCCCAGTTTCGCGCGATACACGGCCGCCTCGACCGCGTTGCTGATCTCCTCTTCGTTCAACTTGATCCCACGCTTGGCGCACTCGGCGCGCACCAGGGCAATGGCGGCCGCCTTCTTCTCCTCGCCAGCCTTCGAGTTCAGCGTCTGGCTGACCGCAGCCACGGTCGCGGAGGCAATCTTCTCCAACATCGCGTAGTGCTCCGTGGCCATCCGAGCCTTCAAGTAATTGATCAAGGCATTGGCAAGCCAGCCGAAGGCCCCGATTGCCACTGGCACGAGTGCCACAATAAACGCGTTTACGAGGTCGCTGTAGAACTGATCCATCTCTCCCTACTTTCTATGCACGAGGATCATCGCTGGAGGCGTCGGGAATCCCGCGTTCCCCTTCGAGTCTCGTAGCACCTTTACTTCTCCAGGCGTAGCAGCCCTTCCAGGCTTGCCCTCCTGCATTGTCGGACAAGCATAGAGCCAGCCGCCGTTCTGATATGCCAACACAACGTAGTGGCCGTAGGTGGCGAGCGGCTGCTTCTTCCAGTAGCCGCGTTGCCACTTGGAGCGCAGGTGGTCTGGCACAACTTTCTGACTCGCCTGGATGTTGAGGATCAGCGCCGCGCCATTCTTCACCTGGTTGCTCGCCTCGCTCCAGTCGTAAACCGAACGCGTGTTCAGTCCGAGGATCTTGCCAGCCTTCACCAACTGCGCGGCGGATGTCCCCTCGGCGCCAGTCGGCGTGTCCACACGGCCAGCCTGAGCGCAGGCTGAATGCCCCTGCTTCGTAGTCGTCGGGAGTCCGAGGTAGGTTGCAGCCGTTGCGAGGCTTGCAGGACCGCAGTCGTCCATTGCCTTCACGCCGAGGCGCTCGGCGAGTCCAAGTTGCGAGCGGACGATCAGGTTCACTTCGACTGCTGGATCATCCAGGTCAGAAGAGCGCCTAGCCCACCCACGCCAAGTAGTCCACCTATGGCGCGAAGCACAGATAGCCCACCCTTCATCTGGTCAATGTCGCGTGTCAGCGCGTCAATCTTGTCTGATTGCGCGTTCAGGCGCGTGTTCATCAGGTCGAGGCGCTTGAGGATCTCCGCGTTCTGGCTCGTGCGTGGACTCATTCTGCTGTCTCCAGCGCCGTCAGGCGCGCTTCAAGATCATTGACACGGTGCCAGAGTGCGGCAATCAGCGCAATGTGATCAAGCGTTTCTGGCTGTCCGTCCTCATTGTATCCGACCGCGTGTGTCAGCCCAGCCTCGTGGATCTCTTCCGCAATGAAGCCCAGGCGCGTCTTGCCGAGTTCCTCTGGATTGTCAATCGTGGACTCAAAGTGCTTCGGCGTGATCTGTCGCGCCGCATTCAAGACGATCTCATCGGCTGGCACGATGTTGGTCTTGTATCGGGCGGACGAGGTATTGCGACGGATCTGATACTGAGTGCCAGAGAGCAGCACAAATTGACAGGTGTTTGTCGCAGCCGTGGTTGTATTTGGACCGTCGGCGTTGAAGTTTCCGTTGCCAGCACTGACGCTCAGCGTCGCGCTCAGGATGTCAGCGGCAAACGCATCGTCAGTTCGGAGTGTGGTGCTGGACGAGCGATACAGGTTGACATCTCGTGCTGATGATCCGCTGCCCCAGAACATCCCTCCATCGGCCTCAATCAAGAATCTGTTTACAGAATCGCCATCAACCTTTGTAAGAAACGCGTCATTGGTTGCTGCCGCTCTTGTGACGTTGATTCGCTCGGTTAGGCTTGTCACGCCAGCAACGTCAAGCGTCCCGCTGAGTGAGAGATCGGTCAGCCCAAGCGTGCCGTCAATATTGACTGTTCCAGAGCCGCCGAGGTTTGGCGTGATGCTCAACGTTCCGCTTACTTGGCGAATTCGAGCAGGTCCATAACTTCCAGGCTGACTGTTCTCGGCAATGTAGAGATCCGATCCGCCTGCGATCAGGCGCACCTCGGCGAGCGAGATGTCTGCCTGCGACGAGACGGTGCCAGTCGTTGAGATGGTGATCTTGACGAGGATGTACGCGGCGTCTGATGGAATCGCCAGACGCGTGTAGTTGCTTGCAATGCGTAGCGTGTCTGCACTGCCAATTTCGGCAAAGGTTCGCTCGCGGTTGTCGCCAGTGCCTGTCGTCGTGGACTGGTCGTTCTCGTAATACTGGTACGACAGCACTACCTTCGCGTTGGATGTTGACGAGGCGTTGATGCAGTAGATCTCAGGCGTGAACACAAACGAACGATTGCGCGTACCAGGTACAGGCACAAAGCGTTCAATCGAGACGCTGTTGCCAGATCCAGTGCCACCAGCAATGCGGAATCGCAGCACGTTGCCTGAGCCAGCGGTCAGATCCTCAATCACGCGAGCCGTAATCGCCCCACCGCTGTTGTCGGTGAAGGTGAAATACGGCAGCGGGTTCTCGTCGCTGATGTCCGTGTCTGGATCGTCAGGCGCGCTGGCAAAGTCGCCGTTTGCCACGCCAGCCTGAATCTCTCGCAGCGCGGCTGGTCCGAAGAGGAGCGCGCCGCCGCCGTCTGAGTCGTTCGTGATCAGCGTCTCGCCGCTGTCTGCGGTCAGGTCGCCTTCGTACCCTGCAAGCCCGACGAGGTTCGTTCCGTACTGCTCAGCCATTTATTCCCCCACCAAGATGCGCCTCAGCGCCTTGCCAAGTTTGCGTCGTCGGAACTCCGCCTCAACGTCATAGCGGACCTGGTATGTGCTACCAGACTCGAATGACATCGTGACCGACGCGATCCGCAAGATGGTAGCGGAAAGGTCAAGCGCAGGTGCTGTCAACTTGACGTACTGATTTGGGAGCCACGCCTTCACGAGCGACCAGGTGCTCGCCCCAGTCTGCGCGTAGCCTTGCGAGTATCCGTAGGACCAGTCAGGCGACGAGGTCTGCGTCAAGTTTGATCCAGCAACGGTGAATGAGACGGTGCGAACAGGCTTGCCACGCGTCTGCATTGTGGCTCGTGCAAGCCGTCCAATCTGCGTTCCGCGATCTGGCTTGATCTTGATCTTTGGCGCAGAGAAGACTTCCATTGGAAGCGGTCCATTGCGCGAGGCGAGACCAGCGCCGTTGCGCGAGTAGGTCCCAGTGTAGGAGCGGAAGTACGGATCGTTGGTCGGCGGGTTTGCGTTGGAGTCCCATCGAGCGCGAGTGTTCGCCGCCTGCACGAATATGCCCTTCACGATCTGATCGTGATCCAGGTTGACCTCAACGCTGCGCGCAAGGATCTTGGTTGCGGCGCTTGATGAGCCGACTGCAACATCAGCGGGATCGGTCACGATCTCGGCTGGTGCCGTCGCGTAGGACGGCGCGGCAGTCACTGGCCCATAGTTCAGGCGTCCATCGCCGTCAACGTAATAGCGGTAGGCGGCATTGGATTGCCCTGACGAGAGTTCAGAGATTTGATCAAGCGCGTTCGTCAGGTTTCCAGCCTTGAACGTCTGACGGCCAACGGTCTGCGCGGAGCCAGTAAATATGGCGCGTGTCGTGCCGCTGATCACGCTCGTGTCCAGCAGTTGGCGCGTTGTCGAATCGCTGACTTGGTCATAGATCTTCTTGAGCAGCGCGTTTACAAGATCTCGATCAGTGGTGTTCAGATTGCCGCGCGTGAATGGTCCGACCATCTGCTTCCAGTTGGTGCCAATGAAGCCCTTGCGGACGATGGTCTTGTCGAGCCACGCATCGGCATCAGCGACGGTGACGGTGCATACGCTCCCCAGTCCATTTCCAAGAAGCCGAGCAGATACGTTTGTGACGAAGCCAAGAAATACTGGAGTTGTGGCACTATAGCGCGAGTCAAAGAATTGAACCCGCGCATTGTCATATACGCCGCCAGACTTCCACCACGGACCGCCGACTGGCGTCTTTGGCTGGATGACGTCAAAGACCATCTGCCCGCCACCATCGCCAGACATCGTGATCGAGAGCGTTGACAGATCAACGCGCGGCGTCGTATTCGCGCTTGGCGATGGTAGATCTAGGAGGTTTGCTCCTCCGTCAACGCCAGCGACAATAAGGCTGAATGGATTTGCCACGGCTTAGTAGGTTGGGCGACGGCCTGGCGCCATCCTTTGCAGAGCGCCAGAGACCAACTGATCCTGCTTCTGCGTGCCGATGCTCAACTGAACGTTTGTCTGCAGGTACCCCGACATCTCGCTGGTTGGAGTGGAGACGCCGAGATTGCCGCCAGTCAGATACTGCGTGCGCGCATTGCCAGCGATAAGCGCGCCAGTCTCGCTGCTCGAGAGCGAGTTGAGCAACTTGATTGCCGTAGTAATGCCGTCCACAATGCCTTTGACGACGGCGGCGATTACCTGCAACGGAATCAACGCAACTTTGATTGACTCCAATAGCAACCCAAAGCCATCCTCAAAGCCCAGCGCTTTGGCAAGGTCATCAAATGACGTGATGAGCGGTCCGATTGTGTTGTCAATAAACCCGTTGATGATGGGACCAAGATCTTCAAGAAACTTCTGAAACCCTGGCAAGATGTCTTCCGTTAGGACTTCCAGCGCATCATTGATTCTTGGAAGAAGCGCAAGCCCAAACTCGTCCATTGCGCCATTGAACTTTTCTTGTGCCGCGAGCATTTTGCCGCCTGTGCTTTTGGCAAGTTCGTCTGCAAGCCCTGCGTACTTCTCATCTGCGGCGATCAAAATGTCCTTGAGTTTTGCGCCCTCTTCAACTTCAATGCCGAGGGTCTTCAGTCCTCGCGTCTGTCCTTGAGCAGCCTTGCCAAAGATCTTCATTACTGTTGCAAGATCCTGCTCAGTGACTGCGGCAATGTTTGCTGCCGATGCATTTGCCTTGAGCAAGTTGTTCTGATTCTTGAAGAATCGGCTGCCTGCCTCGATGCCAGACCGCACGTTCTCGCCCTCTAGTCCGTACCGCTCAAACGCCTTGACCTGAGCCTCCACCTTCGGAGCAAGCGCATCTAGGTCAAATCCTCGCTGACGCAGCGCGGCATTTGTCAGGAGGATGGATCGCTCTTCGCTGATCGCGCCCCTCACCGCGTTAGTTGTAAAGGCAGCAACTGCACCTGCGGCAACAACAGAAGCCGTAGCGATGGCTTTCAAGGCCCTGGTGCCGTTGCGCTTCAGGCTGCCAAAAGACTTCCCGACATTGCCGAGCGTCTTCGTCGCGGCGTCTTTTGCGACGACTGCGAATACTGCCTGACCTGTTGAGGTGACCATTTATTACCCTCTCCGCTTGAACTTCGTGATGCGATCACGGAAGAGTTTGTCATCAAAGAACTTTCCGATTGTATCCCAGTAGGCGTTCATTGCTGTCTTTTGCACGTCGCTCTTGTTTGCTACCTGCGTGACGAACGGTCGCCCCTGCACCCCCTTCACTGCCTTAGGACCGTTTTTGGTCTGGCGAATCGGCTTGACGCCTGTCGTCACAAACCAGCGATACCACGCGCCATTTCGGTCGCCACGGCTGCGCCCAGGTCGAGGACCGACGGTGGCAGACGGTCGCTGATACTGACCGCGCTTGGCGTTGATGGACTTGCGAAGGCGCCCAGTGCGAACTGGTGCTTCTGCCTGCATCGGCTTGACCATCGTGCGCGCAGCGTTGATTGCCGCAATCGTCAGCAGTCGCCCAAACGCCTTCGGGTTGGAACCCTGCAAGAAGCCGCGTTGAAACTGGTTGTAGGACTCCTCAAACTTCAACTCAAACTCAGCGACCGACTTGGCTGGACTGCTTGGCACTACTTGCGCTCCTTTGGTTGCATCTCAGCGTGGAGTTGCCACGCGCGCACCACCTCATTGACTGGCAGGCTCGCCACCTGCTCTGGCCACATCCCGAACTTCTCTCCGAGTATATGGAAGATAATTTCTGGCGGAGGTGCAACCGCTTGTCCGATTGACAACCGCCTAGCGGCGAGCCTTACTTGGGGTCCAGGTTATTCCCTTCGGCCCACTTCTGGATCGTCGCCGTCAGCGCCTCGATTGGCGCATCCAGGACGTCTTCTACTGGCTCGCCGTCCAGCCCCTTGAAGTTGTGCGAGATCACAATCTGCGCGAACGCTGCAAGTGCACGCGACGGCTGTCCGCTCTCAAGTTCAAGCAAGATGCGAGCCGAGACTTGCGGTCTCAACTCGCACTGCCACCCAGCGAACTCGCCGTCTAGCGTGACGACCTTATTTGCCATCTGAACCTCCTCTCACCGATTACGGTGCTACATCAAGCGGTGAATCCACAATCACCTCAAGCGACTTGCCTGAGGTCGCATCATATGCCAGTCGGAGCGAGACTTCGTTCACGATCAAGCCGTCCTGCTCTGCCGAGATCGGCGTCACCGACTCGAT